ATTGCATGAAATTTTTGACGGAAAGACACAGCACATCCTCGGACATCCGGTCAGAATTTTCTTTGCGTCGGGTTATGACCAAAAGAAACTCAGCGAAATTGGCGCAGCCATGGACGCGGGTGAAACGGTTTTTACGATGTCAGGCGACGATTCCGCAATTTCGTGGGGCCCACTCAATGCCCAAAAATTTGGCGAAGCTGACCAGTCCAAGTTTGACCACACTCAAGACGACGGGCCCATGAAAATTTTTATGGGACAAATCTTGCGCCATATGGGTTTTCCCGACGGTTTTATTGACCTTGCACTTTTTTGCTGTCAATGTGGGTTTTCATTCAAGAAAGGCCGACTTTACGGTAAAGGTCTCGCTGGGACGCAAATGCCAACAGGCATCACGACGACCACTTCATTCAACTCCATGTCCACATTTGCTTTTTTCGTTTGGACATTGCACAAGTTAAATGAAACCGGAGTGATTGACCCTGTAGGTTCAGGCAGGGCCCTTGGGTTTGATGTAAAGTACAAAGAGTTCGACTCTTTGAACAGCATCACTTTCCTCAAAGGCTGGTGGCTTGACGGACCTGAAGGTATTCAATGGGTCCCTCTACCATCTGCAGTCATAAAACTCGGCAAAGTCCTCAGAGACCCTGTCGAGATAACGGCTGTGAAGGTCAAGGGCAAACCAAAGGTCATTTTAGATAAAGAAGAAGCAATTAAAAGATGCGCCTTTGCGCTCGCTTCTTCGTATGGCAATATTGACTATTCTTATCCAATTCTCGGCAAATTTGTCGAAACATTGAAGAGGCTCTGTGCAGAAACAGGGCCTGTTTCCTCTCTACAGGAATCATGGAAACCCGTGATGACTGGAATCCAAGTTTATCGCGAATGCGCGTTGGATGCAATTTGTTACCGCTATGGTCTTACCGCGGATGACATTGAAGATGTTGAAAACCTTCTAGGGAGAGTCAACAAATTACCCGCCTATGTCGAACACACAGTGTTTGACCGCTTGGCGGACGAGGATTACTAAGGTAATCCTTTTCACCGCAACAGATTACGGTAACGTTTTCGGGTGTTTGGCGACACCCCGGTTGTCAGCTGAGGGGTTGTAATAAAATTACAACGAACATGAATG